GATGTTGTTGGGACTGGTGGAAGCACAACTACGGGTGTTTCTTCAATGGAGCTGGATTCGTCCACCATCGCAGATACGGCAGCATTGAATCTGAAGATTGTTGGCCTATATAACGTTCCCGGCAACACGCTTGGCGACTTTGCAGTTGTCGTTGTGAAAATCAACGAGCATCTGTATGGCAGCACCGGCGTCAAAGCTGTGACTTAATTGAAAGGAACTGAAAAATGGCAATTTCACGTGCCCAACTAGTTAAAGAGCTTGAGCCTGGCTTGAATGCTCTTTTTGGCCTGGAGTATCAGGGCTATGAGAACGAGCATGCCGAGATCTATGACATCGAAACCTCTGACCGTGCTTTTGAAGAGGAAGTGATGCTCTCCGGCTTTGGCGAAGCCCCTGTGAAGAACGAAGGCGCTGGTGTCGCTTATGACCAAGCGCAGGAAGTCTACACAGCTCGCTATACGCATGAGACCATCGCCCTGGCGTTCTCGCTGACAGAAGAAGCCGTTGAGGACAACCTCTACGACCGTCTTGCTGCCCGCTACACCAAGGCCCTGGCTCGTTCGATGGCTACCACCAAGCAGATCAAAGCTGCAGCCGTCCTGAACGGCGCCTTCACCACCTCCCTGGGTGGCGACGGCAAGCCTCTCTGTGCTTTAGATCACCCTACCCTGTCGGGTCCTGATCTGAAGAACGAGTTGACCGTTCCGGCCGACCTCTCCGAGACTTCCTTGGAGCAGGCCTTGATCGACATCTCTGCTTTCACCGACGAGCGTGGTCTTAAGATCGCAATCCAAGGTATGAAGCTGATCATCCCGAAAGAGCTTCAGTTCACGGCTGATCGCATCATGAAGTCCACCCTGCGTGTTGGCACTGCCGACAACGATATCAATGCCATCCGCAACATGGGCATGATTCCTCAGGGCTACACCGTCAATCATTACCTGACGGATCCTGATGCGTTCTTTATCAAGACCGATGCTCCCAATGGAATGAAGATGTTCCAGCGCGTTGCAATCAAGACCGGTTTTGAGGGCGACTTCGATACCGGAAACGTTCGCTACAAGGCGCGCGAGCGGTATTCGTTTGGATACTCTGACGCAAGAGGTATCTTCGGTTCGCCCGGAGCAGCCTAAAAAGCAGCAAGAAAAAGGGGGCGACAAGCCCCCTTTTTTGTTTTATTATTGAGGGACTAGGATTTTTACCTGTGCCGACTGACCTAGCAGACTTAGTAGAGACGGTACGGGGATGTGCTACTACACGAAAGGAGCCTTAAATGGCCGTTCACTTTACAGGCCCAGTGCTATTCACGGGCAAAAACTCTCCTGGTCCTTGGTGGACCGACCAACCAGTTAGCAACAACGTTGACTATGTCAACTACATGGATGACTTCACTGGAGTCGCCCTTGATTCGACCAATGACTGGACCGTGGTCAAAGACTCTGGAGCCGCTGTTGCAATCGTTGCTGATACGGTCAATGGCGAGGTTTCGATTACTTCTGCTGCCACGACTGATGACGATGGTGGTTCGCTTCAGGGCAATGAGGTTTTCGCGGTTCAGACAGACAAGAGCATTTGGTTTGAGACCCGCATCAAGTGTAATGATGCTGATCAGACCGATCTTTGCTTTGGTTTGACTGTCAATTTTGCGACCAACCCTGAAAATATGCTGACTGCAGCTGACCGCATTGTGTTCCAGGTTAATGATGGCAATGCGTCTATCCTGTGCAAAACTGAAAAGAATGGCACGGAGACCTCTACCGACTCGGGCATTGATCTCGTAGACGATACCTACATTCGTCTGGGTTTCTGGGCCTACAGCACGGGATCGGTTCAGTTCTTTGTTAATCGTCAGCTTGTTGCAACGCACACAACCAACATTCCTGATGATGAAAACCTCACCATCGGCGCAATGTCTGTGAGCGGAAGTGCCACCGGTACTCGGGTAACCACTATCGATTATCTGTTCTGCGCTGCTGACCGTTAATAGGAGGTCGCCATGAGCTTTAGCAACCTTAGTTCAGTCACTAAGACTGCTGATGCTGCTGCCATATCGGGTCGTACTCGTGTTGTAGGAATCTACTTTACGAATACGGCGACTGCCTCTTCTTTTTCATTGAAGAATGGCTCGACTAGCAGCGGCACGGCACTGGTGACGATTAATACCCCAGCGGCGGCAGGCTCCTCGGACATTATTGTTCCGGACATGGGAATTTTGTTTACTGACGGTGTCTTTATTGATGTTGCAGACGTCAATGTCACTAGCGTCACCCTTTTATTCGAGGGTGGGGCTGCTGCGTAATGGCCAAGGGCATGGGCATCAAGACATCGGTCAAGTCGGGCAATTTCCGCCCGACTAAAGCCGGTGCGGGCATGACCAAAAAGGGTGTTGCGGCTTACCGCAAGGCCAATCCTGGCTCGAAACTTCAAACCGCTGTGACTGAGGACAAGCCCACTGGCAAACGAGCGGCGCGCAGGAAGTCCTTTTGCGCTCGTTCGGCCGGTCAAATGAAGAAGTTTCCAGAGGCCGCAAAAGATCCTGACAGCCGCATTCGACAGGCTAGAAAACGGTGGAAGTGTTAAATGGAACTGCTTAATATTTTTTGGAATGGAATTCTTACTTTAGCCGCAGCATTTTTTGCTTTGATGAGTTATATGGCACAGGAAAAGTTTAAAAAGTTAGAGCAGATTGAACAAAGACTCAACGACACTCGTGTGGAGGTCGCTCGTGATCACGTCACTAAAGAGGAAGTGCAAAGAATTACTGAGCACATTGACGCAAGGTTTAACCGCCTTGAGGAAAAAATTGACCGGCTTATTGAAAAGGGGTAAGTGATGGCTGCCAAACCGGGCCTTTATGCCAACATTGCTGCAAAGAAAAAACGCATCGCTGCGGGGTCTGGTGAGAAGATGCGTAAAGTGGGTAGTAAAGGGGCCCCTAAAAAGAGTGACTTTATTGCTGCTGCAAAAACCGCATCTTTTAAAAAAGGCGGCGAGTCCCGTGTAAATGAGGCAGGTAATTACACGAAGCCTAATATGCGAAAGGCTATCTTTGAGCGAATTAAGGCCGGTGGGAAGGGCGGTGCTCCAGGGCAGTGGAGCGCCCGTAAGGCACAGATGACAGCACTTGCTTATAAAAAAGCTGGTGGGGGATATAAAGATTGAAAGCACCTCAGAAAAGCTTGAAGGATTGGGGTGACCAGAAATGGCGTACTAAAAGTGGTAAACCATCCACCCAAGGCCCAAAAGCTACGGGCGAAAGGTATCTTCCGGAGGCGGCGATAAAGTCTCTTTCGTCTGCTGAGTATGCAGCTACGACAAAAGCAAAACGAAAAGGAAAAGCTTCAGGAAAGCAGTTTGTTAAACAACCTAAAAACATAGCAAAAAAGACAGCAAGGTTTAGAACTTAAATTTTTAACCCCTGCAAAAAGGAGCAGTAAATGAAAGAAAAGTTAAAGATGGTCATGAAAGGTGGCAAAAAGGTTCCTTTTTTTGCTGCGGATGGGATTGGTAAAGCGGCAAAAGGTGGCATGGCTGACAAAATGGGTCGTGCTGTTAAACGTAAGACGGCTGATGTTAAAGGCCGTGCAATGAAGAAAGGGAAATAATCATGGCTGGACGTGGAATGGGGGCCGCCACCCGTGGCGGCGGAGCAGTTGAAAGCGGTCCGAAAAACAAGATGTTGTCAAAGACCAGTGATAAAACTGGTCCGGTGATGATGGCAAAAGGTGGAGAGGCCATTAACGAGCATAAGCGCATGGCAATGGGCATGATGGGTGGCGGGATGATGACCAAGGGCTACGCTGCTGGTGGCGCTGCAATGAAGAAAAAAGGCTACGCAGGCGGCGGAATGATGACCAAGGGCTATGCTGCTGGTGGGGCAATGAAGAAAAAAGGAATGGCAAGCGGCGGTAAGCGCGGTAAGTAATGGCCTATCTTGTAAGTAATATTCCTTACTTTAAGTGCTGGGTGAGGCGTGAGTTCACGCACATGCATCAGAAGTATCATGGGGAGTATCTGCATGCTATGGCGATTGCGGTCAACTCCATGCCCGACCGTTGTTTGAGCTTTCAGCTGGTATTTACCGGATGCGAGAGCGATGCGGATGGTTCAGAGAATGTGCATGGTGGTGCAATGTGGGCCAGGATGCCGATTACGGCACTGGTAGGGGACATCCCGCTAGATGACTGGCCTGAGCGCAT